CCTTCATTTTTCAGCAAAATATTCTGCTCTTACAGGCGATCAGTTCTGCAGACACTGCCGAACACCGTCGACAATTTCACAGACCTGAGACGCGGTATCGAAAAGCTGGCGCGCCTTATCCAGGCTGACGCACCCCACCAATAAAAAAGGCACCAGTATCGCTACCAGTGCCCGTTTCACCGCCGTTCGCGGCATTCTGTGTGTCCAGTGTTTTCGCGCCATATCACCACCAACGCACAGCCCAAATCAGAACAGCGACCGCCACAAGGCGAATTGCAAAGGCCGCAGCCCTTGTCAAATCAAGGCTCGCGGGAGTTTCCATTTCAATACCTTTCATAATGGACAACCTCAAAAAGAATCTTTTATACTTTCCCACGAGGATTTTCTCCGTACTCACTAATCACAATTTCCCCTTTGACGTGAAAACTAAAAACCCCGGACTGTTCCCCCAGCCGGGGTTTTGTTTTACTTATCGCTTCAGCTGAAAGTGAGGTCCGTCTTTCAGCGTTTTCCAGTCCCCGCCCCATTCGATAGCGATCCCCAGCTCTGCGGCAGCCTGCTTAAATGCCTGTGCGATTTTCTCGTACAGAGGCCACTCCCATGACACCTGGCTGCCGATGTAGGCCACAACATCCACCGCATCACCGGTCAGGTGGCGGCTGTTCATGGTCTGGCTTTTCCCTTCCGCAACCAGCTGTTTCTGGCGATACTTACTGCGCAGGCCTTCCGTAATACCGAAATCAACCTCCGTCAGCTCCAGCGCACGGCGAACTACAGCAACCAGCTGTGGTTTAACACCCTCCAGATTTTTTTCACTGCGACGGCTGAATCTGAATTTACCCGGCATATTCACCTCAACAATGGAAAGATTTTTGTGACGTTCCCGCGTGCGCGTATCACCAGCACGCAGAACAGCAGATTAAAAAACACTTCCAGCCAGCCCGTTGCTAACGGGCGACCACACAGATAGCTGAGGGGCGCAAAGGCATACAGCAGCATCAGCAGCCAGGCCAGCCATGACACCAGCGGTTTATGTCTGGAATCGCGACGGCGGTAAAAAAAAAGCGTCAGCACGATGACCGTACATAACGCCACGTTCAGTAATTCAGAAAGGTTATCTGGCATTGCCACCACCTCCACTCCGCAGGCGGGAGAACAAACCGGATATCAGCGCTGCAATATCCTGCTGGTGGATGAATGCCAGAATCTTTACCGACATCACTGACACCAGCACCGCACACAGTGCATCCGCCGATGTACCGTCATAACCTGTTTTTGATGCAACCCAGGCTGACAACGCACGTGCACCCAGCACGCCAACAATAAATGACACCAGAAAATGTGCTGCCACTCGCCAGCCTGAAAACGCCTGCGGCATCGTGGCCACGAACAACGCCCCGGCGAATGCACCAAACACAATCCCGAAATCCGTTCCGGTAAACAGCCCGAATACCGTCGCCCCGCCGAGCGCCGCAGCCGTACCGGAACCGGATAAGGGTTCAGACATACTTCTTTCTCCTGTAAATAAAAAAGGGCCACCAGCAGCCCGTAAAAACACCTACCCCCGGAAGTGACAGGTCCCCAGAGAACGTCACACTGACTATCCCGCCCCTGAAAGATTCTGTGTTTGTTTGATGTGCGCCTGACGTGACGCGGATATGAAAAAGACCCGCCGTAGCGAGCCTGGAAAAATAAGCGTGGCGCGTTGTACTGGATTCGAACCAGTGACCGATTGCTTAGAAGGCAATTGCTCTGTCCGGCTGAGCTAACAACGCAGGGTACAGATAATGGACCGCCATCGAGGACTCGAACCCCGCGCAACCAGCTTCGAAGGCTGGCGCTCTATCCTGATGAGCTAATGGCGGTATGTGATGGTGGCCCTTGCTGGATTTGAACCAGCGACCTGGCGATTATGAGTCGCTCGCTCTCACCACTGAGCTAAAGGGCCGGGAGCAGAATAATAATGGTGCGTAATTAATTCTGCAATCTCATCCGTTTCAAACGATTAAATCCTGAACTTCCCTGACTGTCTGTTCAAAACGTCCGGTCTCCAGCTCAACACCAATCGCACGACGCCCCAGTGCCATCGCCGCTTTTACCGTTGAACCTGAACCCATAAAAAAATCTGCAACCAGGTCTCCCGGACGACTGCTCGCGTTGATTATCTGCTGCAGCATTTCTGCCGGTTTTTCGCACGGATGTTTTCCTGGATAGTACTGCACCGGTTTATGCGTCCAGACATCGGTGTACGGAACCTGCGCCGTCACACCGAAATACCGCCGCAAATTTTTATATTCACTCAGCAGTTCCGTGTACTGCCGGTTCAGCTCACTGTATGTGCTGACCAGCTGGTGGTGTGGCTTTTCCAGTTCCCCGCGCTGATGTTTTTCTGCCGCAACACGCGCAAACAACGCCTGCAATTTGTTGTAATCACCCTCGTTCGGTAACTGCCACTGACTGGTACCAAACCAGTGCGAAGCCATGTTTTTCTTTCCGGTGGCTTCCGCTATCTGTTTTGACGTTATTCCCAGTGATTTACGCGCATCACGAAAGTAAGAAATCAGCGGGGCCATGACGTGCTGTTTTAGCTCGCGCCCCTGTGCCACATAGCCATCATCTTTCGGGCGATACGGTCCCTGATAATGTTCTGCAAACAGAATGCGCTCTGTTGCCGGAAAATACGCCCGCAGACTTTCCTTATTGCACCCGTTCCAGCGTCCGGACGGCTTCGCCCAGATAATGTGGTTCAGCACATTAAAGCGCTCACGCATCATGATTTCGGTGTCAGATGCCAGGCGATGACCACAGAACAGGTAAAGACTTCCGGCAGGCTTCAGTACCCGCCAGAACTGCGCCAGACACTGGTCCAGCCATTTCAGGTAATCATCGTCGCCCTCCCACTGGTTATCCCAGCCCTCGGGCTTCACTTTAAAGTATGGCGGGTCTGTGACTATCAGATCGACAGAGTTTTCCGGTAAGGTCTGGATAAACTCCAGGCAATCAGCGTTGATTAACTCACAACTGGATATTTTTACAGTATTAATCATAGATCAATAAGCACTTCTCTGATAGGCTCATACCGCTTTTGCGCAAAGCAGATGGGCCTGAGGTTTGCTTGTGACCCCAACGCATGGGCAGATGGCTGGCAGGTGCCGCTAACACCCACCAGCCGCCCATTACCACAAATTAAAAAACCTTCACTGAGGAAGGCGTCTGTAACAACCGAACTGATAATCTGCCAGACCCGCCATAACAAGCTGAGTCAGTATTAACTGGCAGCGTTCGCGTGAAAGGTAAGTATTCTGCGCAATTTCCCCGACGGTCGCCGGTTCGGTGACGCTTAATTCATTAAACACCACTCTGGCGGTTTCGGTCATATCCTGCTGTTTTAGCATGCCTTTTTCCCTTTTCCGGTTAACGTGACATACCAATACCTCTTGTCGAAAAAGCCAGCAAGCTGAAAGACCGGCATTCGCAACCACCAGCGCGTTTAACGTACTGCATCAATTTTCGAGCATAAAAAGACCGCCTGAGGGCAGCCTTTTTACATTAAAATTAAGTTTTCTTTAACTATGTTGTATGTGAAATTAGCATTCCCTACTGAGTTTATACAACTAATCTGACGTCACACGCACCATTATACTTACTAAAGAAAAGTCATCATCAGGTCCGGCTCTCTCTATACGACGCAAAATGCCATTAGAAAACTTCTGACTATTACTCATCGTATTTGATGTAAATCTGGGGCGTTTTTCCCAAACGTTATGAACCCCATCAGACATGATACACAGATGATATACCCCGTTAATACTAGGTAAATCTTTCCATGTGATAAAATCACAGTCGTATTCCATATCAACATTTGAGGCTATAGCCGTCGTTAAGATATTTTTGCCCGGTTTATCCTTCAAATCTCTGGGTTTAAAAATATTCTGATCAATTAGCATCTGATGCCTGGTATCGTCCTTCGTCAATTGGTATGCTTTCTTCTCTCCAATGCAATACAAACGACAATCACCAATATGACCAATAATAATTCCGCTATCACAAACATAACAAAACGTAAGTGTAGTAGCAGCTTTATCGAACTCATCATTAACATCAGCTAACGACATAACCTTTCGCTTAACTTCATCAAATACATCCGGAACTGTGTCAAAAGATAAGCTTGTCAATGCTGAAAGTTCAGCAATTGCCATTGATGAAGCCTGACTGGCACCAGTGTATGAACCTACACCATCAGCTACGGCAAATAAGATGCCATCCCCTACAATTTTGGGAGGAAGCAATGAATCTTCGTTGACCCTACCTGGTTCTTTTGGATACGAGAATGATGAAGTCGCTATCAGCTGAATCATGACTCACTCCTTAAAAAAGAATGCACAAAATCAAACGCCACATCATCTATTGTCTGATATCTATCATCTTTATCCATCCTGGTACACTTCGCTATGATAGGCTTTATTTTTTTATCATCTAAATTTAAGTCCTCAATTAACCGCCCCACCGCATAAACATCAGTCTTAACTGAATACTCGGCATTATATAAAATCTCGGGAGCCATATATCTTGTACTTCCCATACGGGTACCGATCTCGGTCAATTTAGTGGTATCCCCTTCGGGATTTGTATCTTTTACCAGACCAAAATCAGACACCTTGTATGTTCCGTCGCTAAATCGCAAGACATTAAATGGTTTTATATCTCTGTGTAAATAGCCTTTCGCATGGATGTGAGCTACACCATCTAATACCATTTTCACTATTGAAATTTTTTGATCTGTTGTAAGAAGGTTGTTCGTTATTTCGTGCTCAAGATCACATTCTGCTTTATCCATAATGAACCATGGATTCTCGGCAAACAAATCGCACAAATAAATAGGAACAATATTGCTATGTACGCAATGTGATTGATACACGACCTCCCTTTTAAAACGCCTTCTAAACTGCTCTATTTGCGCCAAAAGCTCTGGTTTTTCGGGGGCTAAAACCTTTCTAGCATAATCCCCACATTCACCCTTGTTGAGGTTGTAAACCTTAACGTGTTCAACAAAGCCAAATGCACCCCTTCCAATCAACTGAATTCGTTTTATAAAGTAATTACCGTGCTGTTCTTCCATTAAGCTCACCGACCTAAATTGTAAGAATATCCATATCTTACAACTACAGATAAAAAGGTCCACAGAGTTAAGCAAAAAACCCGCATTTAAGCGGGTTTACACACTATACGGCAAAATATCACATTTACATAAAATGTATGCGATTTAATTGACTTTTGCAATATCTCGTCGTGAAAAGGTCGCTTTTTGTTGCGATCTCATTTTCACGGTGCAAATCAAGGATTCTGTATCGAGTTTCTTAAAAATGTCGCACATCTCACGCCAGTAGTTCGCATAATTATGGCTCCAGTTGTCAGGCTTAACTCCACACAGTCTGGCAAGTTCCTGTCGCTGGTAGACGTCACGCCCAGTAATCCTCCCCCTGACATCCTGCGCCGCCAGCCAGATTAATTTCTTCAGACGCTCAAGCGTTTTCCCTGTAATTTTTCTGGTGCCAAAATGCACCTGAAACTTATCCCACGCCCATTTCGCAATGACCACCTGATAATCCCAACTCGGATTTTCACTGTATACCCACAGCACCCACGCCTTCTGATGCTCTTCAAGAGACAGAACGGCGCGTCGCCATGATGATGTCGAAAACTCAACCGGACTGACCAGGGCAATTGATGAACCTTTCGCCAGCGATTGCTTTCCCGGGATCGGTGGATTATCCAGCGTTACCATTTTTCCAGTGACCTTATCGCGGTACCGGATTTTTTTACGTCTGTAACGCCCTGTATCAAACATGGCATTCTCCTGCCAGGCTTCAAGCTGACCTTTTGTTGCCCCACTCAAATCGGCGGTGGCGATAATGAGCTGCTCACGAACAAACTGTAAATACTGGTTATTCATGCGCACTCCAGCTCTGTGATTTTTATCCCCAACCGACCACCAGGAACAGGCAGTCCGCGCACAATATTGATTTCATCAAACTGCTCGTCGTCGATAAGCAACCCCGCATGTGTCAGTGCATCCAGTGGTGCTTTCAGAATATTGTCCAGGTCACGACGGCGCTTATCCGGTGGCTCTGCAATAATCTTTATCGCCAGCCGTCCGGACAGGTTTAATTTCAGCCGCTGCTCGCGAACAATTAGCGCCACATCCCGGCGATAACGCTCACCGGCTTTTGATACAAAATATGTGTTGTCACGACGTCGCCAGTAGGTGTTCACCGTTGGCGGATAAGGCAAAACAAACTCTATACGCATCAGTAACCTCTTTTACCCAAGCACGCCGGTTGCAAAGGCGTGATCAAGAAAATGAAAAATTAAATCAACCTGGGAACCATGCTTTTCTTCGAATGCCAGCGGATCCGCATGAAGCTCGTTGTGATGCTCCCGACACAGCGGTAGTGTGAAAATATCGTGGGATTTTGTTCCCATTCCACCCTGACCGTGGCCTATCAAGTGGTGGGGATCATCAGCAGGCTTTCCACAACATGCACACGGCTGTGTCTTAACCCAGCGCGTGTATTTCTCGTTAAGCCAGCGGCGACGTTTAGGTCGTTTCATGAAAGATTCCGGAGACTCCGGCTCAACGGCAATGCTGACCACCGTCTTTTCCTGTGGCGGGTTTTGCTGGTGGGCGTGAGGCAGCGGCGCAATATTTTTTGTGCGCTGCTTCAGCATGCTGGTGGCAGTCTGCTCTCCCGGCACGATGTCGCTCTCGCGGTATACTGAGCGAATTTTTTCCGCACGTAACCCCAGAGAACGACGTAACACCGTCTCCGGTAGTGCGTCCGCTACGTTATTTATGGTTGCCCACCAGGATAATTCAGCCAGCGATAATTCCCGCTCCTGCGTGCCATTCATTGCGTGGCGGATGACATCAATCATCCATGCTGACAGGTTTTGGTGAGCAAGCTGCCCGAGTGATTCGGAGGTCTGGTCACGCAGCTGGTTGTCGCAGTGCCAGCACAACACCATTGCGCCGATACCATAACGATGTATGACGGTTTCGCTGTGATGATAATCGCCGTGTGGCCACTGGCAGGATTTAACGTGGCGTAACAGCCAGTCAGACAGCGCACCAGCACCGCCAGCAGCACGAATCACCCGCTCATCGCTGAAAAATGGCAGTAGTGATTTATCCTCCGCCAATGGCTGGCGAACGGCAGGAACGACTCCGGACGGCAGACCGCGCATGCTTTTCGGTTCCGGCTCCACCAGAACTCGAGGGTTATGAAATACCTGCATGGATTCACGGCCCGGTTTTAGCACCACCAGCCCAAGTTCCGGTACCGGAACAGGTCGAAGTAATACCCGCACGTTACCTCCAGATGCGTTGCTGGAATGTGCGGGACGGACGCGGTGGGCGTTCGGAATAAGGGAGTCTGACGTAGATTATCCAGAGACGATAATCGAGGCTGAGGGCTTTCTTAATCTCGTATCCGTGTCTGCGGTAGCGCTGAATCAGCCATTCAGCCTGTTCTTCGGTGCAGGGATCGTGCTGATACCAGTCATATTTGAATGCATGAGAGCGCCGCCCGTGCCTGCTGGCAAAGGCGGCTGAATTATCAGAATTGTGTAGTCTGGAATTTTGCGCCATCGGCTTTCTCCGGTGGCACAGTGTTACTCAACAGGGGTTCAGCCCTGCGCTGAATTGTAGATGAATTCACTCATCTTCAAAAGCAGAAAAACCAGCCTTAATCCCAGCTTCTTTCAGAGACGGCAACGATGTGACAAATTCATTTGCACGCAAAATAAAACCATCCGTCACAAGCCCATCCACCAAATGAATTAACGCAGCTCCACTCTTCCTTTGTTGAGACTGTAAACATTTAATACGGCAGTGGCTGACAATTGCGCCATTCTCAACGCGCACAGTATAGAGGCCATCTTCACTAAAAATTTCACGTAATTCTCTGATTTTCATCAACAGAATCCTTCCAGATAAATAGCACTCCCCTGTTTGGGGTCCATCCCTCTTCTCCCTGCGCGCTACTTAAGTGCATCGATTCTAGTCAGGCATACCAGCTAATCAACAAACCCTGGTCGGTTAAATAGAAGAATTGGCTAAAATTTAGTCCATTAAAATAAAAACCCCGCCGAAGCGGGTTTTCATTGGAAGCACCTTTAGTTTTGCTGTTCTATTTTAAGCTTGATAGTTTCATACAAAACAATAGTTGCGCTTGTTTTACATAATTCCCGGCTGTCATACGCGCGAGACCAATAACACAACCAGTTCTCGAGATCTTCTCGAGTATAGGTTTTGCAGGCCAGTCCCTCTGCCATTTCCACGATTTCATCGCCTGGTGCTGTTAACTCATAGCCATTCAACAACAAGAAGACGTAACCAGCCATCATAGCTGTTCGTTTGTTCGCATTAGCAAACGGATGATTCTGAATCAGACTTTCAATCAATACCGATGCCAGTACAAACATGTCATTAGTCTGTTCATACCATCGAACCATGCTGGGACGGGCCTGAGAAGAACTTAAGTTATCTGGACTCAGAACACCAACGGGCTCATCTGGCGTCTGTAATTCAATTAGGGAATGATTGATTTCAACAAGATCATCAACCGTAAGGTAATGCACTCCTTCAACAATCTCAGCCATAGAGTACAATACCCATCATTACACTTTTGAAAGTTCTTCCATGGCTTTCTCATAACGAGAAAAACCGAAATCAAAAGCATTTTTCACTTGTTCACGATGTGCGCAGTTTTCATCAATCACTGGGCGAGGGACTGCCACAACGCTTTTATCGCGAGGCGGAATACTCAACCGCGTGTGTTTTTTGAGTGGGCAGCTCATACTAATGAGTCCTTTTGTTTTCCGATTATTGGCAAAGCCATGCACCAAATTTGATACAAAATAGATCTGTTTGAGATCCTTAGGATAGTCTCATGGTAGCTAAAATTACAACCTCATAATGCGACGAAAAACCCGCCGAAGCGGGTTAAGTGCGGGTGCGTTGAGGATGCCTGACACATCAGAGGCGGCGAGGGATTTCTCCCCCGCTGGGTCTCTTACTCCTCAGGTTCGTAAGCTGTGAAGACAGCGACCTCCGTCTAGCCGGTTCGGATTCGTACCTCGCAGAGGTCTTTCCTCGTTACCAGTGCCGTCACTATGACGGTTAAACAGATGACGATAAGGGCGATTAACATCGCCTTTTGCTGCTTCATAGCCTGCTTCTCCTTGCCTTTCGGCACGTAAGAGGCTAACCTACATGTGTTCAGCATGGATTGAGCCTCAGATTAATGTTAAGCGTCTTGCAGGACGCGTAATGTTAACTGGGGCTTTTCTCTATCTGCCTTTTGGTGTTCATGCCTGAGACAGATAGCCTCAAGCACCCACAGTCATTCTACTTAACTAAGATTTCCCCGCAAACCGTTTTTATCCCCAGCTGCAAATCGAATACACAACAAGTGCTGCCGCCATTGCAATTCCTTTCGTTGTGAATGCCTCCGGCCAGGTCATCGTAAAACATCCTCCGCGCTTATCAGCCCATTCCGCTCCAGATACCCCATCGCCATATCCGGTAATTTGCAATCTGGTTTCGCTTTTTTCAACTGACTTACCAATTGTTTAACCAGCATTACCAACTCTTCCTCATGTGAAAGTGATGCCGGTTGCGCAGCGTACAGGGGTTTTGGCGCAATGGCTGAGTGTTTTGCGTATGCCGCAACAGATTCAGCATTGAACAAAACCATATTGTGAGCACAGGACCATGCAACTGGCATTGCTTCAAGTGAGGCAAGCGCAATACGGGCAAGCGCAAGATCCATTTCAATGGCAACTCTTGAAGTCTTAAACACGGTCTGTCGCGCAGCAAATTTCATGGATTTCACACTTTCATTAGCATGAGCAATCAATTGCTCTCTGGTAAATTTCGTCATATTTTTCTCATCCAGTCCTGTCGCTATGCCTGCGCAACCATTACCCCACAATTACATCACAGGGGGTAATGGTTGCAATTCAGTGGCCACCGCGAGATTCACATCATTCACAATAAATCATAAAAATACACGCAATCACAGACCATAATAAAAGAACTGTTTCGGCCACAATCACAAGACCTTCCCACATTTCTTTTTCCCACACCTCCTGAAACCAGAGAATCGGCATATCGCCCCCCTCTGAAAAACAACCACATGCCCTAGCTTCTCCGCCAGAGCCAGTTCCGCTTTAGCGCCTGCTGACCGTTGCCAGTCTTTCAGCATATAAATCGCATCCACGCTACGTATCATTGCCATGCAGATATCCATGTAGTGCTGCTGTGTCAGCCCGTCCGGAAGTACTGCCGGGTTCAAGACTGTATGCCCTTCCCGTTTCAGTTCCTCTTCCGCCTTGTGGAACGCCTCACGGTTGAAATTTTTATACCCGGTCATTGGACCGGCAATATAAACTCTCACCCTCACTCCTGAACTCTCCTGTCGAAATAAACGTAGTTATTCACTGTGCGCAACGGCATTCCAAATTTTCTGGCGATTTCTCTCCTGGGTACGCCACGCTGATGCAGCTGTCGCGCCAGTTCAATATCACTCTGCGGATATTTTGTTGACTGGTGATAATCACCCCGTAACATCAGGCTGACACCCAGTTCCCGCGCTTTC